GGAAGGGATTCAGCGACGACCACGCCGCAATCCCGTGGCGCGGCAAGGCCGAGACGCCTGACGGGCCTCAATACAAGGCCTACGGCAACTCCATGGCCGTCAACGTCATGCGTTGGATCGGCGAGCGCATTCAGGCGCAGGCGGCAGCTTAATGGCCGCCCTCCCGAAACCTGGCACGAAAGTCACCGCCGCCGTCTGGCGCGCGTGGGAAGAGCGCGCCGAGTCCTGGGATGGCCTGGGCTTCTCGCCCTCCGCCGTGGCCACCGAATGCGACCGCGCAATCTGGCTTCAATTCCGGTGGGCTCCGCCCCGCGAGGCATTCGGCGGCCGACAACTGCGCCTGTTTCAGACCGGCCACATTGAGGAAGACCGGATCGTCGCGGAACTGATCTCCGCCGGCTTCGAAGTCGACGCCGTGGACCCCGAGACCGGCAAGCAATTCAGCGTCCGCGCCCTGGCCGGGCACGTGCGCGGCAAGACGGACGGCCGTATTCGCGGAGTGCCCGAGGCCCCGGCGAAGTGGCACGTCCTCGAATGCAAAAGCCACAACGACAAGTCGTTCAAAAAGCTGAAGGCGGCCGGAGTCGGCAACCTGCGCGAAGGCAAGTTTGACCATTGGGTGCAGGTCCAGATTTACCTTCACCTCACCGGATACGACCGCGCTCTCTACTCCGCCGTCAACAAGAACGACGACGACAAGTGGGACGACCGCGTCCGCTACGACCACGACTTCTGCGCCCGCCTCTTCGCCCGCCTGGCCCGCATCGCCGAGGCGTCGCACATGCCGGCGGCGATCTCTGACAAACAGACCGCGCCCGACTGCCGCTTCTGCAAGGGCAAGGCCATTTGCGCGGGCGAGTCCTTCGCTCGGGTGACGTGCCGGTCCTGCACCCACGCGACGGCCCTCATGCACGGCGACGCCTCGTGGGACTGCGCCCGGTTCGTCAAGCCGCTGTCGTGGGACGAGCAACGCGTCGCCTGCCCCAATCACCTTTTCCTTCCCGACCTCGTGCCCGGCGAACTGACCGCCGTGGACGAGGAGCGCGAGGAGATCACCTACCGCCTGGCCGATGGCCGCCTTTGGACCGATGGCCGCGACACCTCGCCGGCCCCCGTCACCGTGGAGACTGAACAATGACCTCGCACAATAAGGCGAACGGCAACGCCGCCGAGTGGCCGACCGCCGCCACCGACCTCATGAAGAAGCTGCGCGAAGAAGGGGTCTCGGCCTCGGGCATCTCGAAGGCCCTCGCCGCGGACGGCTTCACCTACAGCCGGAACGCCGTCATCGGAAAGGCCATGCGGCTCAAGATGGCGTCGAAAAACCCGCCGCCGGCCAAGGTCATTCGCGCCCCGCTCCCGCCGCGCCAGGTCGTCGCCAAGGCGACCCCGCGCCAGCCCGCCGGCACCACCGGCCCGAAGACCCTCGACGACCGCCTGCCCGGCGAGTGCGCCTTCCCGATGGCTGAGAACGGGGCCGGCATCACCACCTTCTGTTGCGAGCCGGTCAAGCCGGGGTCGGCCTACTGCGCCGACTGCCACGGCCGGGTCTATGTGCCGCTCAAGTCGCCCATGCCGCTCAAGGTTCCGCGGTACGCCCGCGACGCCGGCTCGCCGGATCGCGTGTTCGGGGTGGCGGCGTAACCATGGCCAAGCGCAGCGACGGCGACTTCGAGCGCCGCAAAAACGACCTCTATGAGACCTTCGACCCGCGCGCCGTCGCGGCCCTTCTGCCGCACCTGTCGCCGGGCACGCGGTTCGTTGAGCCATGCGCCGGTCGCGGCGTCCTTTTGGATCAGCTTGTCATCGCCGGCCACGTCTGCATTTCGGCCTACGACATTGCGCCGGGTCGCGAGGATATCGTCGAGGCTGACGCCCTGACTGCGCTCGGCGGGAGCACCCCGCCGGATCGCTACATCACGAACCCCCCGTGGACCCGTGCGATCCTGCACCCGATGATCGTCCACCTGTCGGACAAGGCCCCGACCTGGCTCCTCTTCGACGCCGATTGGAAGCACACGAAGCAGGCGCGCCCTTACCTGCCCCGCATGAAGAAGATCGTCAGTGTCGGCCGGCTGAAGTGGATTCCGGGGAGTCCGCACGACGGCAAGGACAACTGCGCCTGGTATCTGTTCGACAGGCCCGGCAACGCGCCGGCTGAATTCTACGGGCGGGCGGCCTAGTCATGGCCTTCATCCCGAGACCCTATCAGCGCGAGCAAGTCGACGCCGGCCTTGACGCTATGGCGGCCGGTGAAGACGCGCTTCTCGTGCTCCCGACCGGCGGCGGCAAGTCCGGCGTGGCCGGAACCCTCATGCGCGAGATGACCGACGAATTCGGCGACCTGCGGATGGTGTCGCTCGCCCACGTCAAGGAACTCGTGAAGCAGAACTTCGAGGAGTTGCTTGGCATATGGGATTGGGCCCCGGCGGGGGTCTACTCCGCGGGCCTGAATCAACGCGACCTGCGCTCGCAAATCGTCTTCGCCGGTATCCAATCCATCGGCAAGAAGGTCCGCGAACTAGGCCAGGTCGACGCGCTCTTCATCGACGAAGCGCACATGATTCCGCGCAAGAGCGACACCACATATGGGCGCTTGATCGCCGAATTGCGCGACGCGAACCCGGATATGCGCCTTTGCGGCCTGACCGCGACCGACTACCGGCTCGACTCCGGCCGCCTGACCGATCCGGGTTGGGACCGGGTCAACAGCGTCGAGATTCCGCCCCTGTTCCCGCGCGTCACCCACGAGGTGAAAATGCGCTACCTCATGGATGAGGGGTATCTCACGCCGCTGTCCAGCAAGGGCACGTCCACGACCTTGAGCGTGGCCGGTGTCGGCCGGCGGGGCGGCGAGTTCATCGCCTCCGAACTGCAAGCGGCCGTTGACCGCGACGAACTGAACCGCGCCATCGCGGACGAGGTTGTCGAGTACGGCCAAGGCCGGCGCTCGTGGCTCGGCTTCGCCGCCGGGGTGGAGCACGCCAACCACCTGGCCGCCCACCTCCGCCGGCACGGCATTTCGGTCGGCGTCATCACGGGCGAGACGCCCTCGGGCGAGCGCGACAAGCTGATCGCCGACTTCAAGGGCTATCGGATTCGCTGCATCCTGAATTGCGGCGTTCTTACAACCGGATTCAATCACCCTGGCGTCGACCTGATCTTCGTCGCACGCCCCACGGAGTCGACCGGCTTATATGTCCAGATTGGGGGTCGGGGCACGCGGAACATTTACGCCCCCGGCTTCGATCTCGGGACCACGGCCGGCCGGCTGGCGGCTATCGCGGGCGGGCCCAAGCCGAACTGCCTGTTCCTCGACTTCGGCGGCCTGGTCCGTCGCCACGGCCCGATTGACGACCCGATCATCCGCGTCCCCGGCAAAGGCGGCGGCGGTCAGGCCCCGGTGAAGGAGTGCCCCGGCTGTCACGAGTTGGTTCACGCCAGCGTCATGATTTGCCCCTCCTGCGGAAACGAGTGGGAGCGCCAGCTTTCGGAAAGCATCACGCGCACGGCGTCGGTCGCCCCGATCATGAGCAAGGCCGATCCGGTTTGGCACAAGGTCACGGCGCGCCGCTGGTATCGACATTCCAAATTTGGGAGCACCGATTCCGTCCGCGTCGAGTATCAGGCCGGCCCCATCCTGCAAAAGGAATGGCTGGCAGTCGAAAACGAGCGCGCCGCCGGCCTGGTCGCGAAGTGGTGGAAGCAGCACGGGGGGGCCGAACCGCCCCCGACCTCCGTCGATGAGACGCTACAAAGGGTTGGCGAACTCGACGCCACCGACGAACTACGCCTCGAACCCGATGGCCGCTACTGGAAGATCACGGGTCGGCGAATGGGTGGCGATGCGGTCGACACGGTCGACACCGGCCCGAAGCTGACGGGAACGGCCCGACCAATAACTCAGCCGGCCTCGGCCCGGCCAATAACTCAGCCGGGCACGCCCTCATGGCGAGACCGCATAGCCGCCCGTGAAGAATTCAACGTCGACCTAGATGACGAGATTCCGTTTTGACTCACCCCGCCTTTGACTCGCCCGACCGCTGTAGCGTCTGCCTTGAGGTCCAATTCGAGACCCCCGGCGGCGTGACGTGCTCCAACGGTCACGGCGGCGCGGAGCCGGGGGAGCCGCCGGCCTACCGCTTCGAGCCCGAAACCATGGACGACGTTGTCACCCTCATGGCCAGCGCGGCCGGGGCGCAATGCTTCGTCTGCCGCCGCGACCCGTGGCCGAAAGACCTCCGTTACAAGAACCTGGCGATTTGCGCTCCGTGCGCCCCCGCCGCGAGACAGAGAGAACTCATGAACGACGTGACCGATCAAGAAATGCTGGCCCTTCGCGACGGCATCGACCGCGGCGGCGAATACCTGTCGACCATCGGCAAGTTCGACCTGACCGAACTGTCGACGGCCGAGTCCGACAAGTTCGCGGCTCACTTCCTTTGCGGCTTCTCCGAGTCGATGCGCGAGCGCGCCAGGGACGCCCCGCCCTTCTAGGCCCGGCTATCGACCCCGCCCCTGCGTCCCGTTCGTTCTCGTCTAGGCTTCCCGCATGAATTCCGCCTTTGCCATCGCCGGCCCCCGCTTGCTCGACAACGGCGTGAGCGTTTTGCCGATCATGGCCGGCTCGAAAGCCCCCGGCCGCTACTCGGTCGGCACGTGGTGGCCGGCCCACGATTGGCAAAAGTATTGCACCCGCATCGCCACCTCCTACGAGGTTGAGGTGTGGGAGGGCTGGCCAGACGCCGGAGTCGGCGCGGCGCTTGGCCCGTCCTCGGCCCCCGCCGGGTTTCAGCTTATGGCCGTCGATCTCGACAGCGACGAGCCGGCGGTGCGCGCCGCCCTCATGGCGGTTCTGCCGGCGTCTCCGGTGCGCAAGCGCGGCCGGAAGGGGGAGACCTCCTTCTATCTAGCCCCGGTGTCGGTCCCGAACCGCCCCTATAACGACGCGGCCAAGCAACGCCTGGTCGACCTTCTCGGCAACGGTCGCCAGACCGTGTTGCCGCCGACCATCCACGACAAGACGGGCCTGCCTTTCGTCTGGCTGACGCCCGACACCCTCGAAAACTACGCCGTGGCCGATCTCCCGGTGCTCCCCGCCGACGTGGCCGATATCATCGGCACCGCGCTCGAGTCCTTCGGCTATCAGGCCCCCGAATTTCTGCCCTGCGGCGCGCCTGGCACGGCGACCCTTGACGGCGACGACACCCCGCACCGGCTCCTGAATGAGGCGGCGCTCGCCAACCTCGACGCATGGGTTCCGGCGCTTCAGCTTTTCGGTTGCCGGCGCACGGGCGACGGCAAGTATAAGGCCGTGGCGTCCTGGCGTCCGTCCGCCTCCAACCGGCACCTGTCGAAGCGGGCGACGAACCTGGCCATCTCCGGCGAGGGGATCAAGGACTGCGGAGATCAGAAGGGCTATACGCCGCTTGATCTCGTCATGGCCGCCTGCGCCGCCGACTTGGATACGGCGTTCAGGTGGCTTCAGGAGCGCGTCGCCCCGCAACGCACCGTGCTCCTGACCTCGACGCCGGCCGCCCTGCCCCCCCCGGCTGAAGAGCCCACCCCGGCCCGCGTCGGCAACCTGCGCGGCCTCGTGGTCCCCGGCACGCGGCCGGCGCTGACCCTCGTGCAATTCGACCCGGAGACGGGCGAAGTCCTCAATGAACTCCCGGTGGCCGCCGCGCCCCTCCGTGAGCCGCCAACCGCCGTGCTCCCGGTTGATCTTTGCTACCCCGCCGGGTTGCTCGGCGAGGTGTCTGAATGGATCACGCAGACGGCCGCCAAGCCGGTTCCGCAACACAACCTCGGCGCGGCCATTGTCATGCTCGGCGCGGCCATGGGGCGGCGTTTCGAGAGCCCGACGCGGGCCAGGACGAACTTCTATGTCATGGGAGTCGCCGGCTCCGGTTACGGCAAGGATCACCCACTTAGCGCGACTCGCATCCTGACCGTAGCCGCTGGCCTTCAGAAAGTGCTAGGGCCGGAAGGGATCAAGTCGGGCTCGGCGCTGCGCAAGGTGCTCGAAGCCTGGCCGGCGCGGGTAATGTTGATGGACGAGTTCGGCGGTTTTCTCCGCCGCATTCTCGACCGCCGCGCCGGGTCGCACGACAAGGAAATCCGCGACCTTCTCCTGACCCTCTTCAGCCGCGCCAACGGCGACTATACCGGCTCGGAGGGGGCCATGGAGAAGGCCGTACTCATTCGGAACCCGCATCTCGGAATCTACGGCGCTTCGACCCCTGACGACCTGTGGGACGCCTTCAACTCGTCCAGCGGAAAAGACGGCCTTCTCGCGCGCTTCCTCGTGTTCAACGCCGGACAAGAGCGCCCCCGGCGCGGGCGGCCGGCCCTCGAAGTGACCGACCCACCCCGCGCGCTGATCGGTAAGATTAGGGCGCTCATGGACGTTAGGCCTGCCGGGAATCTCAATGGAGTCGGGGAGCAGGCTGTGAAGCCGATCCGCGCCGATTGGGGCGACGGGGCCGAAGAGTGGTTCATGGCCTGTGACGAGCGCAACATGGACCTGGCAGACCGCGGGGGCGCGCGCGGGACCGTCTACGCCCGCGTGGCGGAGCAGACGTTGAAGCTGGCGCTTGTGTACGCTGTCGGGTGCGAGCCGGCGCGGCCGGTCATCACCGTTGCGTCATTGGAATGGGCCGCGGCTGTAGTCGCCTGCTCCACGGCCGCGCTCTTCGCCGCCATGGAAGATAGGATCGCCGACAACGAGCAACAGGCGAATTACCTGTGGACGCTGCGCACGATCCGCGAGGCGGGCTCGCACGGGATTACCATGACGGCGCTGAAACGGGCGATCAATGGCCGGTTTGATCAGCGGCGGACGACCGACATTCTCGGGCAACTTTTCGACGCTGGTCAGGTGTCGCGCCCGTTCATAGGGTCGGGCCCTTCAGGCGGTAGGCCGGCGGAGCGCATCAAGGCGATGGCCGACGAAGAAGAGGCGGCTTAGGTCGCCTCAACGCACAAGAACTTTCCAGTTGCCGGGTAACCCATGGCGCGACGATATTCGTCGTCATTCCGTCGCCCCTTCGAACGATTGTGGTGCTTGCACAGCCATTGCATGTTCCACGGCCAACTTGGACCGCCGTTGAACAACGTAATCTTGTGATCGAACTCCTCCGCCTGCGCAGAGCAGTACGCACACAATCCCTCCTGGCCTCGCAAAATTTTCATGGCCTCGGCAGTTGAGCATCGCCCCTCAGACCCCCTAACGCGCACTCGTCGCTTCTCGTCGTAGGCCTTAGCCAAGTGGGGATTGGCGCGTCGCCACTCCCGCTGATACTCTCGCAAGGAGTCCCGAACACCTGGCTTGGCCATATATTTGATGCGGTATCTCGCGCGCGCCTCGGGGTTGCGCTTGTACCAATCCTCGGTTTGGGCGCGGTGTCGCTCGGGGTTCGCTGCACGCCAGGCTCGGGACGCATCGCGCCTGGTCTCGGGCGCGCGATAATATGACGCCTTTTTGTTTTCCGAGACCCTCTCTGGATTGGCCAGGTTCCACGCACGAGCGTCAACTCGCGCGCACGGGTAGCATGTGCCGGACACATGTCGAACGCCCCCATGCCCGCGAGAGCAGTCTTTTCCGAGGTAGAATTTGGCCCCAAGGGCCTTCGCTTGAGCGCGCGAAATGTGAGGGCCGAGCATTGAAGTCATGCTCAGACGGTAGGTCTATAACCCAAACCTTGCGGGGCCGTTTCGACCGCGTTTCGTTTGGCTACTGTCAACGGATAAATCCGCCATGAAAAAGGCCCCGCCGGGAGAGACACGGCGGGGCCTGGCTGGCCGGAACGGAGGGGACCGGCCAGCGGTCTCTAGGTGGAGGTGACCACGAGGGCCAGGAAGCCGACGATCAGGACGCCGGCCATGATGTAGTCAGCCAGAGTCCAGCGCCTCATTTGGCGAGCGCCGCGACGGCGAGAACCGCGATCACGGCCCACGGCAGGGCCAGGGCAGCGCCAAGCGCCAAGCGCCCCCACCGGATCGGCTCGCGGAACTCCTGCCACGCCGCGCCGGTCTTGAAGGGGTGGCGGGTGGCGGCGACGTAGTGCGGCGTTGCGCGGGTGAAGGGGTCGGCGGCGGTCATTGGGCGGTTTCCTCTCCTCTTTCGATAACGGAATAAAACCGCATATCGCGGGGCGTGTCAACGGATATTTCCGTCATCCTCCGAAATTAGTTCGGCCACGGTCTCGCCGTGCGGGGTGAGCACCCACGCCCCGGCCCTGGCGCGCAACACCCCGTCGCGTTCTAGCTTGGCGGCGTCAGTGTAGCGCGGCGTCTCCCCGGCCTGGACGGCCGCCAGGGCGGCGCGTTGGCCCGGCGGCATGAGGACGACGCTGCACCGGAACACCGCCGCCCGGTGGCGCGCTACGGCGTCGCGGGCGAGGGCTTCGGGGGTGGCCAGGTGGCGCGACGTGTGCCGCACGAAGTCGGGGTGATTCAGGTAGTCCATGCGAGCCAGACGGCTAGAGCAAGCGCCAGGACCGCCGTCGATAGATAGGCGGCCCTGGCGGGGGTCACGCGGCGGCTTTCAGCGCGCGAACGGGGATGATTACCGTCGCCACGTCGCCGTCGATGGCCGTAACGCGACCCCACCCGGCGTCGCTCGAGTCGGGGTCGGGAACGACCTTGTCGCCCGCCTTCAGCGGCTCCGGCTTCTCCGCCGGCTTGACGCAGGCGCGGAGGTTGGCGGCGGCGTAGACGAGGAGCCCGACTTCTTCGCCGTGGTCGAGAACGACTTCGTCGCGCAGAGCGCAGACGATCTCGCCGACCTGGCCGCGCTCGTCTCGTGCATGGCCGCAGATGGCAAGGGGGGCGGGCTTCACGTACTCAGCCAGGAGGGCGGGGCTGTATTGGGAGGAGTCCGGGGACAGCGGGTCCCAAACCACGACCGTATTATCTCCCCACGTCGTCGTCACCGTGCCGAGATCGCCGTCTCCGGTGTGCGCCACCCGGTCGCCGGCCTGGTAGGCGTGGGCGGGGGCGGCGGCCGGCGTCTTGTCGCCCGTGAAGGTGATCGTATGCCGGCCCTGAAGGGTGAGGGGTGCGGGCTCTTCGGCCTTGGCCGGCTCGGTCACGCGATAGGCGAGAATGTCGTGCCCCCTGCCGGTATGCCACCACCGCCAATGTTCGGAGCCCGTGCGAAGATCGGTGCGGCCGCCGTCGCGGAGGTGGGTTTTCACCATCGCACTCGGCGCGGGGTTATCGCCGCCGGTCCACAGCTTCCAGCCCGGCCCCTTCGCGACGAGT